AAAAATTATCTGATTTATGCCGTGAGCAGAAGCAGACGATCACTCCGCACAAAACGAACCAGGACGTCGCCGAAAATACCGACCTTTCCGTCGGCACCGTCTCCCAGTTTTTTCGCGGCGACATCAAAAATCCATCTGTTTACACGGTCGGCCCGATCTGCCGGGAGATGGGCGTTTCTATTGATGACTATTTCGGTATCCCGCATGATGAGCCTGCCGAGTCTTCCGACGCCGAAATGCTCCGTGCCGAGAACGCATCCCTTCGCGCGCAGCTTGCCCAGCATCAGAAGTCCCTGCGCATGCACCGGCTTGTGACGCTCATCCTCTTGGGTATTCTTTCGCTGTGTGCCCTTGCGCTTGTGGCCGACGTACTCAGCCCATCAATCGGCTGGATCCGCACATAAAAAAACAACCGCCCCGGTCTGATAAGCCGGAGCGGTATTTCTGGAGGTTGCCATGGACGGCCTGAATCTTGCAAACGTTGTGATCTATGCGCGGTATTCTTCTGCCGGGCAGAACGATCAATCCATCGACGGCCAGCTGGCCAAGTGCCGCGAATACGCGCAGCAGCGCGGCTATCGCGTCGTCGGCGAGTATTGTGATCGTGCCCTGTCTGGCCGCTACGCTGAGACGCGCCCGGAGTTCCAGCGCATGATTTCTGACAGTGCGAAGCATGCGTTTGATTTTGTGCTGGTGTGGAAATTGGATCGTTTTTCCCGTGATCGCTACGATAGTGCGATCTACAAGAAAAAGCTCCGCGCCAACGGCGTGCGCGTGCTGTCCGTCACCGAGGGCGTCGGCGACAGCAGCGAGAGCGTGCTGTTGGAGGCGATCCTGGAGGCCATGGCCGAAGAATATTCCCGGCAGCTCGCTCAGAATGTCCGGCGCGGCATGCGGCAGAACGCGGAGAAGGCGCTGAGCCTCGGTGGGCTTGCCCCGCTCGGCTATCGCGTTGTTGATAAGCGCTATGAAGTCGATGAGGAAGCCGCTCAGATCGTGCGCTTTGTGCATGAGCAGTACGCCGCCGGCGCTACGCAGAAGCAGATCGTTGCCGACTGTGCGCAGCGCGGCTACCGCAACCAGCGCGGGAACCCGCTCACGATCGATTCTGTAAAACGGATCCTCTCCAACGAGCGCTATGTCGGCACGTACCGGTATCTCGATGATATCGTGATTGAGGACGCGTTCCCGGCCATCGTCTCCAAGGAGCTCAAGCAGCAGGTCCGCGCGCGCCTGACCGCGAATGCCAAAGCCCCCGGCCATGCAAAAGCAAAAATTGAATACCTGCTGCATGGGAAGCTGTTCTGCGGGCTGTGCGGCGCGCCGATGATAGGGGAGTGCGGCCGCGGCAGACACGGCGCAACGTATTATTATTACACCTGCGCCGCCCGAAAGAAGGCCCATACTTGCAAAAAGCGCAACGAGCGCAAGGATGAGCTGGAGCAGTATATCGTGGAGTATATCGGCACGCACGTGCTCACCGACGAGTGGATCAGCGCCGCAGCGGACCGCGTTGTGGCCGAGTATGCCCGGAGCTATGATGCCTCTGGCATAAAGCCGCTGGAGCGGCAGATCCGCGAGGCCGACAAGGATATCGATAAGCTCGTCGACACGCTGATCTCCGCCACGGCAGACGCCGCCCGGCGCAGGATCAACGAGCGCATCGAGGCTGCAGAGGCCAAGAAAAAGGCGCTGGAGGAAGATCTGGCCTCTCTCCGCATCGCCAGCCGTGTCCAGATTCGGAAGGAAGATATTGTCGCCTGGCTCTGCCAATTCCGCGGCGGCGACTCTGTTGATCTGGAATACCGGAAGAAAGTTATAGAATTGTTTGTAAACGCGATCTATATCTACGATGACAAAATAAAAATGTTTTTCAACGTCACTGATTCTGCCCAAATTACCTACCCGGAAATGCTCGCCCTCGAAGCCCCTCCCGGTTCGGATTTCGGCGCGTCCGGCGTACCAGATGTATCCTTATCCGAACACTTTGTTTTTATAAACGGTGTTATTGGGATGGTCGTGCATCGATAAAGGAATCCCTCTCCTGTTTTGGAGAGGGATTTTTTTATTTTGCGATATGCTCATAATACGCCATGAGCTTCTGTTCCGGCCCCGGGCCGTCCTTGTCGAGCAGGAACGCCTTGGCCAGCGACGCGTAAAACTCCGGGCGGTTGAGCCCGAACTCTACGGCGACGGGGTAGTAGTCCGAGTACATCATGTTGAGCGTCACGCCCCACGCCCAGCGTGGGATCTCGTTTGGCTGAATGCCCATGCTCTCGGCCACCGCTGTCGTCTGTTCCATCGTCCAGTGCGGTCCGGTCGTACCATCGGCGTTTTGCATGTTGGCTGCCCACTGCATCGCCGTTTCGCGATCAAATGTGGCCGCCTCCGGCTCGTCGTGGTGCCCGTGCAGCTTTTCGAGCCTGCAGATCGTCTTCGCGTACAGTCCGACTTCCTCTGCGCTGCCCAGCGTTACGGGTTTCTCCATGGCCTCGTGCAGCTTTGTGTAAAGCTTTTCGATATATTCTTTCATTTTGTCATGCCTCCTGGATATACCGGTAGAGTTTATCGACGTCGTTCTGGTCAAACCTCATATCGCCCAGCAGCGGGACGGATACGGTCAGTTTGTTCTCAAAGCGCGGCCTGGCCGCGTTGTAGAGCTTGTCGAGGTCGATGTTTCCGGCGTCGTCAAAGATCTGCATCATTTTGACCGCCGGATTCTCACGCAGCGCAAGGATCTTCTCGCGGCTGCCCTCCATGATGAGCGCCAGCATGATCCCGGCCCCGATGCCCTTGCCACCCGGCAGGTGCGGGATGACCTCATTGTCTGCGTAGCGCATCGCGCCGCGCATGGCCTGATCTATCGTCACTGTCATTGCAGATTTCCTCCTTTAACGATGGGGCGGCGTTTGCCGCCCCTTTTGCTTAGCTGTTGCAGCACCCGCCGCACTTCGGGATCGGGTTGTAGAGCGTCTGCGCCGTGGTCGCGGTGCCCGTGGTGACGTCGGCGACCTGCTTGGGATAAAAGGTCGCGTTGACGTAGGTGACGATGGAGTTATCACCGCAGCAGCGGCGCTCGGCCTCCATCTTGACCGCATCAAGCGCCTCCTTGCGGACAGACTCGACGTCCTGCTTGACCAGCGCGAAGCTGTCCTCGGTGCGCTGGTTGTGGACGGCCTGCTTGCACAGCGCCTCACGGACGTCCTTGAGCTGCCCGTCGATATAACCGTACATCTCCAGCATCTTGCCGTCGTTGTACGTGTTGGCCTTGAGCAGCGCGATCTCGCTGTCCTTCGCGGCCAGCTTCTGTTCGCGCTCCAGATCGTAGCGCGTGACCGGCATGTTCTCGCTGCACGTCGGCTCCTGTTGGCGTGTGGCCAGTGCGGCAGCCAGTGCAGCCATGGCAGGCGTGGCCGCAGCTGCCGTTACCTCTGCAGCCGCTGTCCTGTTGTTCTGGCCGAGGCCGCCAAGCAGATTGCCGAGGCCGCCGTTCGCCAGTCCCAGCGCGGCGCCGCCGATGCCAAAGCCCAGCGCAGTCCCTGCGAGTCCCTTGCTTGCGTATTCCATAAAAAAATACCTCCGGTAAAAATAAGTAAGCTGGCCAGCTCCTATCCTCAGTCTACCGTTTCCCCCGCTCCGCTGGGGGACATTTGCGGGACGTCTGTGTACCATTTATGTACCATTTATTTTTTGATTTTTTCATTTTTCCTCTTGACATTTACGCTCATTGAGCGTATAATAAAGCCATAAGATAAATCAAGGCGATAAGCCGGAAAGAGGTACAACATGAAAAAGACCACCATCGAAAGAATCATCCGCAATGCTGTTGAAGAAAGAATCGATACCGTTATCGGCAAGTACACCTACCGTTTTAACGTCAACACTGGCGCTATCTACCGCTGCCTGACCGACAATATCTGCCGCATGTGGATTGACACTGACGGCAGCCGCAGCGACGCTTGGAGCGTCGTTGCTCATGCGTAAGGGATGCGACCAATCGACCTGACCGGTCAGGTTTTTGGCCTCTGGCGTGTGCTTGGGCCCGCCGGGAAAGATGCTGGCGGGCGGCTCCTCTGGCGCTGCCGCTGCTCCTGCGGTGCGGAGCGCGTCGTTTTATCATCCAATCTTCGCGGCGGCAAATCCACTTCATGCGGCCATGATCGCGGCGTCAAGCGCCGCGCAGATATCACCGGGCAGCGGTTCGGTCGGCTCGTCGCAGTGGAGCGCGTTGGCAGCCGAAGCAGCCAGTCTCTCTGGCTTTGCCGGTGTGACTGCGGCGGCACCGCCGTTGTCCCCATGAGCAATCTCAAATCCGGGCATACAACGTCCTGCGGCTGCGCGCTGCAGGAGGCGCAGCAATCCCCATCCGCGCGTGTAGCGGCGCAGGCTCTGTCGCCGCTGACGAGTCCCGGCGAACAGCACATTGCCGCGAGATCGTTTCGGCTGCGCTTTGCGCATCAGGTCTACGATGTGCATAATCTCCGCAACTTTGTCCGTGAGCACCCCGGACTTTTTGATATCTCCGGCGACCCGGATTCCGTCGACGCCGTATGTAAGGCGCTATATGATGCAGGCAGCCGCGGCTACACCTGGCACGGCTGGTCTGTTACAAAATTGGAGGACAAACCATGACACTTACCCCTTTTATCCGCTCCACGCTTTACGCAGAGGCCGGCACATACGCTGACCGTGATGCCTATATCTCGGATCTGGCACTATCAAGCATCTGGGGCGACGCTGAAGACGCCGAGATCCCAGCGGAACGGCTTGCACTGCTCTGCGCGGTCTGGGACGGCGCGCACTGCACAGTCCCGGAGCTGCTTAAAAAATACGGACTGACACAGACTGGCTTTGCACAGTATTTTAACGTCCCCCTGCGCACCGTGCAGGGCTGGTGCCTCGGTGAGCGCGCATGCCCAGCGTATGTGATCGCGATGGCCGCGGAGATCTTGAACAAAAACGTGTAACAGTAAATTTTGAAAATCCGAAAAATAAAAGCCCGTGGATCACTCCACGGGCTTTTACTCTGTATGCTGCCTTCCGGCGACGCGGCGGGCAATTGTGATGATGTGCGGCAGGCGGCGGGAGATGGTTTTGCGGTCGACGCCGATCTCGGCGGCTGCGTCCATCTGCGGGAGCCTGCGCACGATATAGAGCTTCACGATCTGCTGATCGATCTGATCCAGTATGCCCTCGTCAGTGATGTGCTCCCAGTCGCTGCGCGTGAGGTGTTCCAGCTCCTTCGGCAGAGCCAGCCGCGCAGTTATGCTTCGTCACTCCCTTCCAGCCGCCGCATGTCGGCGGCAGCTTACTTATCAAATACGCCTGTGCGGTCAAGGATGACCAGCATCCGGACGTTATCCTCGGCAAGGTCGAGCAGCAGCTCTTCGCCCTCGCCGCCCTTGCCCTTGAGCAGGCCCTTTCCCACCAGCTTGTCCAGCGTCTCGCGGTACGTCTTGTTCGTGACGTCTTTCAGCTTTTCGTATCTCACTTCTTCCGCTTCCTCCAGCAGATTCTTAAATTTTTTCCATGCGCCCTCGTCGATCATCGGCGCAGGGCATTTTTTGAGGCTCACATCGTAGTGGCGCACGACGTACTTAACGTTCGGCAGCTGATTTTTGAGCTGCGCATACAGCTCCGCCGCGTGCCGCTGCGTCTCGACGGGGATGTAATACCGCCCGGCGGCGTCGGTGTGGCTGACCATCTCGATCGATACCGAGTTGTAGTTGTTGACGAGCTTGCCATATGGGCCTTTGTTCCCGTCTCCGACGGACCAGGCGACGGTATCGAGCGGCACGCACTCGTAGGCTACATTGCCCTCGTCGACGACGTAGTGGGCCGAGGCCTTTCGTCCCTCGCTTCCGCCCTCAAAATAGCGGGCGTTGCCCTTGGCCGTCGCCATCTGGCCGGTATTGGCCGTGTAGTGCATGACAATGGCGGTGATGGCGGAGAGCTTGCGCTTTCCGCCGTGCCACTTTGCCCGGATGGATCTATCGATCTCCATCATTCTTCCTTGACCTCCGGCAGGCCTGCGACGCTCGTCAGCAGGGACAGGATGCCCGCCAGCGCAGAAGCTGAGGCGACGGCGATCCAGTTTACTTCGGACAGGATCGCGCTCGTGCCGATGGTTGCGACTGCCGTCTGGGCGACTGTCTTAATCGCGCGGATACCCGCGGCTTTCCACCATTTTGCGTTCATATGTAGTCTCCTTTCAGGTTTTACGCCTCCCGGCGAAGATTATAAGATTTTGCCCAGCACCCAGCCGACAATACCGGTGACGAGTGCCGTCACGGCGATTTTGACCAGCGTGTCCCAGTGCTTGCCCGGTCGCGCGGTCAGTGTGTCCACGCTCTGCTGCATGCCGTCGATCTTCTCGTCCATCGTTTTCATGTGCTCGGCCATGACAGCCACGCTGGACGCGAGCTTGCTGACGGCGTCATTTTTCTTCTCGAGATCCTTGATTCGTCCGGTGTTCCGGTCGACGCAGCCGCGGATCTCCGCGACTGCAATGCTCAAATCCTGCAAGTCCATGTTTATCTCCCTTCTGCGTTATCAGATCGGCACAAAGGCCGCGTCTGTCCAGTCGGCCTTTTTCCCGGCCGCGCCCATCCAGACCTTGATCTCGCCGTTGTGCGTGTAGTACGCGTTCTGGATGAGGGGCATGCCGGAGGCCCACACGATTGGGTTGTCCGCCGTGCCGGCTTTCACGGCCTGCTCAACGTACTCCTGCCGGACGAGGATCTTGTTTACGTAGATGTTGCGCCAGTCGTAGCCCAGCTTGTCCGATTGTGTCACGTCCTCTGTGATGCCGCCCGCCTCCTGCACCAGCTTGCCGTCCTTGATGGCGGTTTTGAGCTTTTCCAACTTATCCTGCGTCATAGGCTGCCTCCAATTCTGCAAGCGCGGCTTCCGCCTCGGTCAGCGGGACGGCTGCGCCATGCTGTTCGTAGGTACCGACCGGCTCCGTTCCTTTCATTGCGTGTCCTTCCGTCCGGTACACTGTATCGGCCAGCGTTCGGTATTCGTTCCCATCCTTATCCGTCTGCGTGATTGCCTTTTGTGCGCAGAAGCCTTCTGCTTCGCCCTCCCCGCACGGGACATAACATCCGTTTTGATGCAGCCTGATCGGGATAACTCTGTCCGCGTATCCGGCAAACGCCCCTTCGCTCGTGATTATATACATGCGTTCCCTCCAATCTTTGCCTTGTATATTTGCCTCAACAGACTTGTGCTTGCGGTCCGCAGCCGGTTTTTCCAGTAGCCGTTTTCCTGCCCCGGCCATTTTTCATCCGTAAAGTCTTCACCACAGCCGTGCTTTGCATACCATTGATAGAGGCGTTCAAGCATTTTCTGCCGCTCGGCACCTTCCTGCGTGTTCGGCCTGAAATGCTTCCATCCGTTCTCGGACGTCGCAGCGCATATCCGCCTGCCGTCCGATGCAAACAGAAACCCTTCGATTTCCGATACCACAGTTTCGTACCGGAGATTAAATTCCCCCTCTATCCCCGCTCCACGAAAGCGCTTATATACGATATACTCCATGTGCTTGTCCCTCATACGCAAAAGCCGGGGGCAAAGCCAAACGAGTAGCCCGCGGGGTAATAGGTGGCTGACCCGTACTTATACACCATCATAAAGCTGTCGAGTCCGTTGGCAGCCGGGGAACGCAACCACCAATTAACGGCTGTACCTGTCTCGCCGTGATTGTATTTGATTTTGCTGTTGCCCGCGCTGTAATACAAATACTGCGCCTGCTTGCTCTTTTCGTTCGTGTTGCTGGCGACGAGTTCCCCGCATACTTCGTACTCGGACAGGAGGAAAAAGTAATCTGTCGTTGCCGTTACCGCGCTGGCTGCGCTGCTGTTGCCTGTGTTGTTCGTGTACTTCGTCACGGATTTCAGTACGGTGCGGAGTGCTGCCGGGATGACGGCAAGAATCGTGCCGGAGTAGCTTGACAGGCTTGTGCCGCAGACGCTCTTGCGCATATTCGACGCTCTCCATCCGCCAGAGTTTGTGTCGTTGGTATTCATTCGGAAACCGGCGCTCGCACCATTGTAATAGCTGTCACAGATGGCAACGTCCGTACCGCCGGAAAGCGCGGTCTTTGCAAGCTGAAAATGGATGCGGTTTGTGCCCTCGACATTGGCATTATGGTTGAATCCGATGATAAACACATATGTTGTGTAATTAGATAGCGTCAGCGCACCGACCGTGCCGTTCAGCGTGACCGCCTTTCGGTCACCAATGCTCCAATAGTTCGCGCCCTGTCCCGCGTCGGAAACGGACTTGATAACGCTCCACTCGTTGTCGTTGAGCGTGGAGCTTACGAAAGAAAGCGTCAGCGTGTAGGATGTCGTGCCGGAAACAACATTGACGGAGCCGCTCACAGTCTGCCCGTTCTTTGTGGCCTCGACGGTATATGCACCGGTTTCCGTTACGGTAAATACCGCTGTCCCCGTGCTAGTCTTTGTCTGGACTGTTACGCCGTCCTTTTTCAACGTGACGGATGCGCCGGAATCGACCGTTACCGTGATCGTCGCGGAGAAGAACGTCAGCGCCACCGCGTAGCTGTCCGTGATGGATACAGATTTTGTGTTGGACGTCTGCCCGCCCAGCGTTGCAGATACGCTCCATGTGCCGGGTTCCGGCACAGTAAGCGTACAAACGCCGGTGCTGTCAGATGTTCCGCTGATCGTTTTTGAACCGTTTGTCGCTGTGACCGTCGCACCGGCAGATACCGTTACAATCAGCTGCAGCGCGATCCCGGTCGAAATCGTGCCGACTGCTGCAGCAAGGCTTTCAATGGTCTGCGCCGCTGGGACTGTGCCGCCTTTGGCTTCTACAGCGTCATACGCCGCGCTGACTGCCGTGATAATGCGGTCGATTTCGCTCTGGATACTCATGTCGGCCTCCTTAGATCGCGGCGAGAGCCGTTTCGATCGCGTCGGTCAGCGATACCGTGCCGCCGGAGGTGTAGCCCGCCGGGACCGCGACGCTGGTCTGCGTGAGGCCGTCGATGGTCTTTGAGATCGCGCCGTTGTTGGCCATGGTGCCCTCGACCTTGCTGCCGTCGGCCAGCACGATAAACTTACCGTCCAGCACGTCAGCCGCTCCGGCAGTCACGCCGGAAACGTCTTTGTACTTGGCCGGGATGGACCCGACCGTGACCTTGCCGAGAACCTTGCCCTTCGTCGGCGTGATGTCCTGCGCGGCCTCTCCGGGCGTGGCGGACTTGGTTTCCAGCACGACAGATACCTTGCCCGTGCCGGAGTGCTTGCCAGCCGGGACGGTGTATTCCTGATTTCCGGTCGTGGCGTCCAGCACCTTAGATACTGCGCCGTTGTCCGGCATGGTGCCTGCCTGCGTCACGCCGTCGGCGTCGATAAAGACTTTATTCGCCAGCACGTCGCCTGGCGTGGCCGTCGTGGCGCTGACGTCCTGATAGTTTTCCGGGATGGCGCCGACGGTGACGCCAGACAGGCCGTAATAGCCCTGATCGGGCGTGATCGCCTGCTGCTCCTTGGTCGGTGTGACGGTCTTGGCTTGCAGCTGGTAATTGCCGCCGCCTCCGACGCCCTTGACCGTGCCGGTTCCGTCGTGATAGCCCTTCGGGACGGTGTAGCTCTCGCCCTCCTTGACCTGCGCATCGATCGCGCCGTTATTTTTGATGGCTGCCGCCTTGTCGGCCAGCGCGTCGAGCTTGTCCGTGCTCGCGGCAAGGCCGAGGCCGACGAGCCATGTGCGCAGCTTGTTCCGCGCGGTCTGCAGTCTGGTAATTTCCGTCTGTGTGCTCATAAAATCACTCCTTTAGATTGTCGCCAGCAGGGCGTTGATGTTTCCGACCTCCGTATACACGGCGGCGCTGGTTACGGGCTTGGTGTTGTCCTTCTCCACGGCCGCGGCCGTGTCGACGGACAGGGTATTGGTGGCCGCGTCGAGTTTGAGGCCGTTGCCGATGGTGTAGCCTCCGGTGCCGGAGCCGCCGGAGCTGCGGGCCTCGTTGATGGCGTCGACGAGGTTGCCCTTGTTGTAGGTCTTGAGTTCGTCCAGATCGCCGATCTGGTTTTGCAGCTGCGCCCAGACGGGCAGCGTCGGGTCTGCCCCCGGATCCCCGGACGGCTCTGCCGCCGGCATGACTTTGCCGAGCGTTACCCACACTGTCGGCAATATCAGCCCGTCCGCGTTTGCGCCGTAGACGCCGACGCGTGCGATCGGCCCCGCGTCTGCCAGAATTTCATGCGGCACCACAACCTTGTTGCCGTCCCACGCGCTTTCCAGCACATCAACGGTAGTTCTGCCGGCCGAGAAGACGGCTGTCTTCGTCAGCCCGCTCCAATCGTCAGAAAACACGAACTCAACGGTCACGGCCTTGGCCATGCCCGCCGTCAGCAGCTCCGGCGGCGAGCACAGATGCGCGCAGGCTTTGGTGATGTGGATCTGGATCATGCTGTTTTCCTCCTATCCGATTACTGTGCCATTTACAACAAGCTTGCCTGCGTTGTTGCAGTATATCTCCGCGCGGGTGGAGTTGTTGTAGCACATATACAGATACGTCGCGGCCAAATTCACGGGCTTGTCTGTTGCTCCTATGTACATATTCCGCACCATCGGCACCAGCATATTTTTGCTTGCATGTACAAAGATACCGTTACTCCCGCGCTGGATCGCATACGGTGTTTCTGTCGTTCCGCCGCTGCCCGGCGGGCCGACGACGTACTCGACGATATAGCTGCCGGAGATCCGTGCGACCTTGACGCGGTCGCCCGCGGCGAAGGTGGCCGACGTGTTGCATTTATAGTGCTTTGTTGTGGCTTCCGTCTGCCCCTCTAGGATGAGGGACAGACCATCGTCATAGACCGCGCCGACGGTCGCCAGAAAGTTTTCCGGCAGATTTTCGTCCGGCATGCTGATCGATGATACAAATAAGCTGTTGATGCCCTCCATCAGGCAATCACCGTCCTTTTTGCTGAGTGTGTCATGAGGCTGCCGGCCTGCATCGTGATCGACCAGCCGGTCTCAAGGTAGATGCCTCCGAGGTCGTCGTGCGTCAGAGCGAGGATATCGCCGACGCCGTGGCCCGGCTCGTTGAGCGTGTAAAACGTGATCGCACGCGCAGCCAGTAGGGATTCATTGCGGCGTTTGTCTGCGTAGGCCTGCAGCTCCTCCTGCGACGCAATGTTGTCCACCCGCTCGACAGAGGTGATGCGTATGCCGCGCTTGAAGGTGGATTTTTTGGACGCCGGATTGTCGTTGACGGCGGTCGCCACCATGGCCGCGTCCATGTCCGGATTGTTGCAGGTCACGACAAAGACGTTCGGGGCGTCAAAAATATCCGTCTCGTCCGACCAGTCTTGCCCCAGATGCTTTTCCGGCAAAAACAGATCTGTCGTGCCGTATCGCCAGTCGATGAGCGCGGCGGACGGCTCCTGGTATGGCTCCAGGCGGCAGACACCGTCTGCGTCAAACCACAGGCTCTCATAATTGATTTCTGATAGCAGGGCATTGACGATCGTCAGATAGCTGGTGCCGATGTCCCAGTCCTCGCGGTCTGTCGCGAGGACTGCGTCGTTCGGTGTGGCAATCACCAATGTAACGCCGCAGGTAGTGAGCAGCTTGCGGATCTCCGTAAGATAGGACGCGCCGGCAGAAAGATGCAGGAGCGTCTCTGTTTTCTGCGTATACACCCGCCAGCAGCGGTCATACGCTTCAATTTCGATGCGCATGCTTCCGGCGCTTCCTTTTTTGCTGACGGTCGTGGCCTGATAGATCCCGAGTGAGGTCTCGACGCCGTCAACGCTCATCCACGGACGCAGCTCATTGGATTCCAGTTCCGCGAGGTCGTTCGGTCGGAAGCTTCCGCGCAGCGCGCCGTGGAGGGTTGCTGCTCGATCCCACATGATCTGCGGCGCGTCGCCGTCGGCCCACTGAAGCTGCGTGATTGGCGCGCCGTTGCGCAGGACGTCGACGCGGTATCGGACGTCACGGGTCAAGGGTGATCGCCTCCTCCTGATTGGTATGAGCGACGGTAAAGGAGTACCGCCGCATAAACTCATCGCTGTTGCTCTCCAGCGACGGAAGCGTGCCGATCGCCATGTTGCCGTAGTGATCTTTCAGGCAGACAAGCCGCCCGACCAGGGCCTCGAGCGCGAGCGCGCTGGCGCGCTGGCTGTGCGGCCATGCGCATGCGACAGCGAGTGACCGGTCGCGCTTCTCGCTGCGCTCTTCCACGGGGTAGGCAAGCCCGGCCAGGTGGATCGTGCTGACGCCGGCTGCGAAGCTTACGCGGTTGGTGCGCAGCTGCGTCTCGGACAGGCGCATATCGAGCCAGACGCCGGTCGAGAGGTCGCAGATTGTATTGGTCTCCGGCAGGATCTCGACGGTGTCCGAATTGGACACGCCGTAGTTATCGCTGTCATCGTAGCAGCCGCGGACGCGGTAGGTGACGGAGCCGATGCTGCGTTTGTCGGTGTATTCCTTGGTGCCTGCGCGGGCGATGGCGACGCCGTCCCGCTCGATCAGGTAAAAGTCATAGCTCCCGGCCGTCTGCCAGCTGAGCGCCGCCTCGCGCCCGACAGAGACGGTCAGGGTGATCGCTTCGCCCTCGGTATGGGAGACGGGCAGGGCAGCGGCGCTCCACTCCGACCACATGCCGTATTGATTCTGCACGCGGACTCGGACGGTATAGCTGCCGTCGGTCAGATAGACAGGCGAGCGCCATGCTTTGTCCGTGCCGTAGACCGTGCCGGATGCATAGCCGTTGGAGAGCGTCAGCTGATAGGCCTCCTGCTCCGACGTCTGCCACGTGATGCGCGGGCGCGGGCCGGTGGACTGGATGACGATGGACGGGGCGGACGGCGCGTTGATGGCGATAAACTCCGCCGCGTTGCTCCACGCTGAGGCCGTGCCGTCGGTGTTGTAGGTTCGCACGCGCCAGTATTTCGTCCCGCTCGTAAAGGTGTTCGCGGGGACGTCGTAATACTGATCCGCGCCGGTAACGGTCGTTAGGGTGTTCCACGTCGCGCCGTCGGCGGACCATTGCGTGTCGGCCTTGCTCTGCGGCGTGCCGGTGGAAATGATGTGCTGCCAGCTAAAGCGGTTGACGATTGTCGCGTCGATGACGATTCCAGAAGGGGAGACGGGCTTGGCCGTCGGGGTAACGTCTGTTGTCGTGATCTCCTGCCATGCGGACGTTGTTGTCGTGCCGCTGTTCGCCGTCACCTTTACACGCCATTCGAGCGTTCCGGACGGGAATGTGTTTGCAGGGACTGTGCAGGCGGTCGTCGCGCCGGAGACGCTGATCGTGTTTGAGGTGCTCGCATTTTTTACGCGCCACTCGAAGACTGCGGAGGTTTGTTTTATCTCCGTGAAGCACGTCTGTGTGAGATCTGTGTCGTCTTTGCAGGCCCATGTGAACGTATTTTTTTGCGTTCGATTCACAAACGCCCCGGAAGATGGTGCAAAATCGCTGGCCTGTATTCCGACGTCATCATCCGAATACTCACATTCCAAAAACGGTTTGTAGGACGACTTTACGCCATAAAAAATCGCTTCGGATGCGTTCCCGTCTCCTCCGCTCGAGAACGCAAATGCAAATCCGTTTCGCATTCCACTCTCAAGGTTTTTCTTCCGGGCCGCTTCGTATAGCGACATTGAGAAGACGACTTCCGCCTGTACGACCTGGTTAAGCTCACTCCATCTTGCAGACCCGACGCCGTCTCCATTGCCATATGGTTTCGGCTGCGTCGCGTATGTTACCGTGCCTGTGTCGAGCGGCTCTGCCAAGCCTTGCCCGTAAGCTGCTATGTATGCAGCTCCCCAACTTCCCAAAGTACCGGCTGTTGGCATGGCGTATATTACAAGCCTCACCTTTGTGATACGCTTGTACTTGTATGCTGCCGCAGGCTCGCCGAATTTCAGCAGGATATTATCCCAGCCGTCATATGTTCCGTCATGGTTCGTAAACGGATCGACAAACAGCTTGTACTGCGTAAGATTTGAATAGTTTGTGTTCGGGTGGGACTTGGAGACTGCCGTCGACCCGCTGGCCTGTACTGTAAAGGTTGGCACTTACTTCGCCCCCATTCGCTGCGTGATTCGCTCGTTGGTAAAGATCGTCACGATATCGTTCAGCTCCCGGATATCGGACGCCGGGATGATGACTTTGTCGATGTAGATGTCGCCGCCGCCCGTGTAGCGGGTCTCGCTTGCCGTCTGGATGCGTGAGCCGGAGGGGAGATAGATCCGCTCAAGGCCGTTCTCATTTACCTTCGTCCAGCCGCCAGACCAGTTGTCCGTACCGGCGGCGTTGCCGCCCAGATAGCGCCGGACCCATTCGTCCTCCGTGATGCCGATGGTGGACGAGTCGCCGCGGGCAATGGCGTCCTCGTATGCCTTGGAGAGGTCGGACGCGCTGCTGCCCCACGATTTTGCCGCGTAGCTGTCCTGCAGTGTCTGGTACTTGTTGCCGTTTCCGCTGGCATATCCAAAGCCTAGGGCATTGCCCATTTTCTTAAAATCCAGCGTAAACAGGCCCGCAAAAAAGTCCGCCGTGTCTGCGATCAGCGCCATGACCTCCGCCAGCGGCCGCAGGGCGTTTGTCAGCGCCGGGACGCGGTTGTTGGACAGGTCGGACATGGGATTGAGGATATCGCCGACCGTCTCAAGCAGCATGCCGAAGGCGTCGACGATTCCGGAATCCTTGATCGCCTTCCCGAGATCCTTCACGCCCTGTGTCGCGTCGCCGTAAAATTCCTCGAGGTACGGCGCGAACTCGGCGGCCAGCTGGTTTTTGACGCCCTCCTGTGTCTTCTGCAGGCGCTGATAGGCGTCGTCGACCGCGCCGAGCGCGGAAAGCGCCTCTTCGTCCAGTACATAGCCGACGTTGTGCGCCTCGTCTGCGTAGGCCTTGAGGGTATCCGACCCCTGAATAATCAGTGGATTCAGATCCTGCGCGGAGCGACCGAAGATGTCCATGGACATGGCGTCCCGCTCTGTTTCGTTTTTTACTTTTCCGAGCGCGTCGATCGTCTCATAAAAAACGTCATTTGCGCTGCGCATGCTGCCGTCGGCGTTGGTGACAGAGATCCCCAGTGCTTCAAACGATGCCTGCGCGTTGCCAGTGCCGTTCATCGTGTCCTGCATGTTGTTGGTCAGCTTGCGGAGGCTGCCCTGCAGGGTATCGACGGAGACGTCGATCAGCTCGGTTGCGTAGGAAAACTCCTGCAGCTGGTCAGTCGTCTGGCCGGTCTGCATGGAGAGCGTGATGATGTTGTCGGCAAAAGACGCAGATTCCTTCGTCATGGAGATCATGGCCTTTTCGACTTTTACGATCGCCGCCGCGACGGCAGCGAATGTACCAGCAAGCGCCAGGGACGACGCGTCAAGGCTCCCCATGGCGTTCATGGAGGACTTCATGCCGTCCGGCAGCTGAATGCCGAGCTTGGACGTCAGGCCATTCACCACGTCGCCGAGGTTGCCCATGCTCTGCCCGGCGTCCTCGGTTGCGGTGGTCGTGTCTTCTATTTGCTCTGTGTTGTTTTTCAGCTGTCCGTTCAGCTTGTAAAGCTCGGCTTCCGCGTTATTGAGTTCTTTTTCCCAGCGCAGCGTTTCTACTGCGTTTGATCCGTAATTTTCTGCAGCTTCTTCGAGCCCAGCTTTCAGGTTGTCGATTTTGTCATACTGCAGGCTTATTTTTTGGGTTAGCAGGTCCGTTTTCGCCGCCGAAAGTTCTGCTGATTCTGCGTTGTCCGCATATTTTGCCGATACCTTCCGCATCTCGGCGTCCAGCACGTCCATGCTTGCGCTGAGCCGTTCGATATTTTTGCGGTATGTTTGTTCTTTTTCGCCTTCCATGCGCTTTTCATTTTCGCGCATCTGGTTATTTAGATCGTTCAGTTTCGCTGTTGCGTTTTGCAGGCTGGCCTGCCACGCCATTGTAGCTTTGCTGGATTCTCCCGTTTTTTTTACGGAATTTTTCAGAGCCTCCTGCATATAGCGGATCTTTTCTGTTTGCAAAGAGATCTGCCGTTGCAGGATGTCATTCTGTTGCCCTAGCAGCTTTGCGCTGTCTGCATTTTTCCCATACGCAGACGTTACTTTCCGCATCTCGGCGTCCAGCACGCGCATGCCGTTGCCGATCTGGGAGAGTGCCTCTTTGTATTCCTTTTCGCCCGAAAGCGTAAATTTTGTATTGATGTTCGGCATGTTATGTGCCTCCGTTCAGATAGGCCGACAGGCTCTGCGGCTGCTCCGGCTGCTTTTGCGGTGCAAGCGCGTCCAGCAGGAGTGTTATGCGGCGCGGGGACATGGTTTTCCAGAAATCCCGCTCCGGCAGATGCAGCCGGAAGAGCCAGATTGCGAGGAAGCCGGGGAAATCAAAGCCCAGCTGCTTCGGTTTCCCCGGCGGTGTCAGTTTTTTTCGTCTTCCTGCGGTTTCGTTTCGGCCCCCGCGTTCTTCAATACTTCGGCCCGAACCAGCGGATATATCAGCTTTCCGGCCTCTACAGTCTGCGTGAGCGTGAGCTTTCGGCCCAGCTGCTTCCGCGTAAATACCAGCGGCAGTCCGTTCTCATCGGTGATCCCCTGCGAATCCGCTGCGTCCGTCAGCATACCGGCGAGAAACGCCAGTGTACTTTTGATCCCATGGATCCGATCCAGCGCCTGCACGAGGTTCCCATCGTATTCGTCCTGCACGTATGCGATGGCGTTCATGTTGCAGACGAGCCTGTAGGTCGTGCCCTCAAATTCGTAATCTACAAAGTCAAACTTTGTCGTTTCCATCAGGTTTCACCCAGCTTTCCCTTGATCCATGCGACGGCCTCCGTCGCGGTGTCGACGGTCTCGGTCTCGAGCAGCAGCTCGTCGGTCGAATCGTCTGCGAGAAATTCGCCGGTCGTGGTCGGCGTGTTGAACTGGATGTTCTCGCCCTTGGTCTGGTAGGACAGCGAGGGCGGGCCGAACAGCGCTTTCGGCACCCAGACGCAGGTGTATTTGGTCACGCCGTCGATCTTATCCGGCGCGTAAAAGCCGACGCCGACATAGTTTGCGATGTCTTTTGCCGAGAATTTCAGATTTTCCTTGCTCGTATCGGATGTGCAGCCGTAAAGCATGGCCTGTGCGGCCTTTTTGATGTACTTGACAGCCAGTGAGATTGTGCCGCCGGTGGCGAGCTTGATATACTCGGCAAGCTTGGATTCCGCGTACAGACGGCCCTCGGCGAACTTGAGTTCCAGCTGCGCGCTCATGGCGTCGCCGACGTCGGTCGGCTCTGTGTAGGTCACGGTGCCGGACGTGTTTTTATACTTTCCCGCCCGGATGCCGCGTAAGTCAAAACTAGGCATTTACAATAGGCCCCTTTCTTTAAGCTTTTGTGTAAGGATCTTTTCGAGCTCCGCGTTTACGCGCTTCTGCGCGTTCCTGACGCCCTTTGTCCAAAAATAAGTTCCTGTGATCTGCCCGTACTCCTTCGCGCGGCCGTAATTCAAAACAAAAAGCACGGTCGCCCTGCGCGTTCCGTGCTCGTTTTTGCCGACTGCCGTGATGGTGATATACGGATCTCCGTTTTTGTCCTGCTTGATGGTTTTGCGGTATTTCACGCTGGAGGCGTAGGCTTCCGTGCGGAACCCGCTCGCCCGGACGGCATTTTGCAGTTCCTCGACGATGATATCCCCGGCGGCGTATAAAAGCTCCTGCTGCGTTTCGTCGTCAAATGCGTTGGCCTTTTGGAGCGTCGCCATGAGCTCATCCGTGCCTGAAAACGAGATCTTAGCCATATTCCGCGCCCTCCGTTTCGGCGATGAGCGCGATCTGCGTGCGGCCCGTTTCCTTGTCGTAGGTCTCCATGTCGACGGTAGCAATGTATCCTGCGGCCTCCAGCGCGGCTTTCGTGCGCTGGAGCAGGTCGGCGGCAAAGCCCTCGGCAAAGATGGAAACGGCGTACTGCACGCCGGTCTCGGCCTCTCCGCCCTCGGCGTAGATCTGCCCGGACTGGCCGAGCAGCTGATAGGTGATGTAGGTTTCTTTCGCGCCCTTATAGGGCGGGTGGCAGACCGGGACGCCCAGGTCTGCCATCGCCTCATAGATCATCATGCGCCGTCCCTCCGTTTGCAGGTCAGCTCGATTTCCTCTGTTTCCTGCCCGTAGCTGCGGACGACGTCAAAGACGTCAGAGCCGCAGACGAGCTGCTGCTCGCCGCCGTATTCCGCGCTGTGCATTCGGAAAATTGCGTCCGTGCGCTTGCCGGCTTGCGCGGCCTGATAATACTCGGCGCGGTTGACGGACTTGCGGGCGGCCCAGACGGTTGTCTCGCGTTCGAGCTTTTCGGTGGTCTTCCCTCTCACGATGGGGTAGGAGAGCAGGCGCAGTGTGATCTGCGTGTCAAAGATCACAGCAAGCACCTCCTGCTCCGCCGCTGGCTTGGACTGCCCGGTAATCGTCGGACAGCCCCATAGCGTCGCGGATATCTGCAAAGCAGGTCTTCCATTCCTCGCCCCGGCCGCAGAAATCATGCTGCCAGCGGACGTATGCGCGGACGGCGTCCTTTACAAGCGGGTCTTCCTCCGCGCCATCCGCGCCTGCCAGATGCAGGCGCAGAAGGCAGGCGTCTACCTCGTCGGCGAGCTCATCGTCAAGCGCAGTTGTGGTCAGCCGCAGGGCGGTTTTTGCAACGTTGATCAAAGCCATTGGTTATCCCTCCCTGTTGGCCGCGCGCCGTCAGGCCTTCTTCTTGGTCAGCGTGACGAGGCTGTTCGTGTCGACGCACTTGCCGTCGACCAGCGCCAGCGCGACGGTCACCTCGTCGTCGGTCTCGTTGTCTGTGTACTTGCGGAACGTCATGCTGAGATTCTCATTCCAGAGATAATCCTTGAAGTTGAAAATGAACGCAAAGATCGTGTCCGCGGTCACACTTGCGGTGAAGGACGGCAGATAGTCGCCGACGAGGACGACCTCGCGGCCAAAGAGCGAATAGACGGGCTTGCCGCTGAGCCCGTAATTGACGCGGGCGACGGGCTGCTTCTTGTCGTCCACCATGCCGACGATCTGCTCAAAGAACGTCTTCTTCGTCATGCACCAGACGGCGTCTGCGTCATAGGCCTGCGGCAGGAGTGCTTCGGCCTTGACCAGATCGGTGTACGCCAGCGCGGTCGTTGCGGCAGCGATGTCGATGTTCTGGCCGGTCACAACGGTCTCCTTGGTGATGCCCTTCGGCTGGCCGGAGCCGGAGCCGCTGATGATGGACTGCTCCTCAGCCTTGACCATGGCCTCGGCGACGTTTGCGACAAACTGCGACTCAAACATCGGATAGGTCACGATGGAGACCTCAAGCGACATGGAGATCGCGCAGCGCAGCTTGTGGTAGGCAAACGTGATGGAGCCGAGTGCCTTTTTCTGCTTGTCGGAGCCTTCGCCTTCCGCCACCCACGAGGCGGTCGGCTTTGCGGAGCTGGTCTGGACAGTCACGCCGCCTTTATAGGACGTGTGCGTCACGCGCGGCAGGATCATGCCGGTCGCTTCGATCTTTTCGTAGATCTTCTGCAGCGTCGTGGTCGGGATGGCTGCGCCGACGTCGGAGGTCTTGGTGTTGGCGTCCGCGTTGGTCAGCTCTGCCGGGATCTTCTTGCCGGTCAGGACGTAGTTCATAAAGGCTTTCTTGTACTCGTCGGTGTCGTACCGGTCGAGCACGTCCGGAGTCTTTGCCGTGCCGGACAGGTCGACGGACTGTGCCGCCGCAGCCGGGGCCGCGACCTTCTGGCCCGCGAGGGCGTTGAGGTTCGCCTGGATCTTGGCTTCCTCCTCAAACTTGGCGTCGAGGGCCTCGACTTCCTTCATCTTGGCCTGCGCCTCTGCGGTCTTGCTTTCGTCCAGCAGCTTCTGGGCGTCGTCCATGAGCTTCTGGCGCTGGATGTTGTAAATTTCCTTCGTCATTTCAGTTCTCCTTTGAGTTTCAAAAATTTTAATTTTGCTTCTGCCTGCGCCCGTTCGGGCTTAAAAAAGTCAGGCGCTGCGGCCTGATTTTTTATGAGATTTTCTGCGCGCCGGAGCGCGTCCTCGCTGAGCATGCCGGAATAAAAATCCGCTGCCAGCGGCTTCTGGCCAGAGCCCAACTGCATGACGCGGTCGATGAGGCCGAGTTCTACGGCCCGCTCCGCCGTGACCCACGTCTCGGCGTCCATCATGGCGGCGATCTCCTGCTCGGACTTTCCGGTCTTAGCGATATAGGCCGATGTGATGGCGTGATTGGCGTCGCGCAGGACACCGGCGGTGTGCTCCATCTGGCGGTAGTCGCCGTCGGCGCTGGACTGGACGTTGTGGATCATCATCATGCCGGTCGGCGTCATCTCTGATTCGCCTGCCATTGCGATGATGGACGCGGCCGAGGCTGCTAGGCCTACAATGCGGATGTGGACGCCGCCGGCGTAATTGCGCAGGGCGGTGTAAATCTCGCTCGCGGCGAATATCTCGCCGCCGCCGGAATTGATCTCCACTTCGGCCCGCTCTCCGTTTCCGGATGCAAGCGCGTCGGCTACGGATTTAGGGCTCGTCGCCTCCATGCCGTACCACTGATAAAAGCGGTGCTGGTTGCTGGACACGATGGGCCCGCGAATGCTGATCTTCATGCGGTTTCATCTCCTTTCTGCGTGGTGTTCCGGTCGACCGGCTGCGTGTCCAGCCTGCGGATCGGCTTGTCCCCGCCGTCTACCGGCGCGAGGTTGAATGCGCGCCGCCATTCGTTCGGCGTCAGCGCGCCGCGGTCGACCATCTGCAGGAGGTTGAGCTTGGTCGAGGTCGAGGCGAAGTCCCACGCGGACGCCTCAAAGACGATGCGGTTGCCGCAGCCGCGCTCGCGCCGGGAAAAGAGCTTGCGGGTGTACTCGCCGCTCAGCTGCTTCAACACCGGCTCGATCTCGGCGTCAAAATAGGCGTTCTGTTCGTCCTCCGTCGCGATCGACGTGACGATATGCGGGTTGGTGTTAAACAGGGCGTAGATGCGCTGCGTGGTTTTGTCCATCTGTGCGGCGTTCGGTACGTAGTCCTTGGGGTCGATCTGCTTGGCCTCGGCCTTTGCGTCGACGGCCGCGACGCCCGTGCCGTTGGAAACATTGAGGAAGCTGTCGGCAAAGTCCTGCGCGCGCTTCTTGATATCCTCCGCGCGCATGGAGGATGCGAACATCAAAAGCCAGCGGATGACTGCGCTATTCCGGATGGCTTTGACGATGCCCTGATCCGTCGTGGTGACGATCTCCATCAGCGGCACAATGGCCGGAGCAATGGGGTCGCCGAAGATGTCGTTTTCGTAAAAATCCCCACGCAGGTGGATCACATCGTCGTATGCAAACGTCAGCACATTGCCGTTCTGCATGTAAAATTTCAGATACAAATTCCCGCCCGCGTCATAGACAGCGTCTGCCTGCATGGCTGCGACCGGAAAAATGGCGTTCGGCAGGCCGTTTTCGTCCCGCAGAATCACCGCGAAGGCGTTGTTGTTGAGCACCAGCTGCGCGGCCAGCTTCTCCTGCAGCATCTGGCCGGTCATGTACTGGTTCGGCTCTTCGAGCAAAAATCGGATGTAAGGTTCCGGATTGACGGCGATCTTCCGCGTCTTGGCGGTGATGGTCTCCCGGATGTGCTTTGCCGTCAGCTTGCCGATGGCCTTGATCTTTGGCCGGATGCAGGCGCGGACGATGTCGGACTGATACATTTTGCCGTTGTAGCTGTAAAAGCCATTCCCGCGCTCCTGCACCATCTGGACGGTCGAGACGCGTTTAGTTGTCGTTATATTGGTCCAGAGGTTTTTGAAAAATCCCATGTTGTCACTCCTAGAGCATGCTTTTGTATTCCGCCTGCTTCTGGTCATAGACCGCGTAGGCGTCGAGCAGTGCCGCCGTGCCGTCGATGCGGCGGGTTGACTTGCTCGTCTTGTGCGGCTGGATATTGCCGTTTTTGTCCTCGTCGTAGGCGGTGTTTGC